CGGCACAGTAGCTGTCTTGACCAAGTAGTAGTCCACCGCAGACCGGGTGATGTAAACGTCACAAGTGATGGGAGAAGTCGTCGTGTTTGCTACCACCAAACTGGCAATCGCCGCAGTTGTGGCTGAAGCCACCGTGGTCAACGTGGACGCAGATGTGCCAACATTCTTGGCGACGTAAGAGGTGTTTGTATATGTTGCCATGTCAGCCCATCATAAAAGAGAGAAAGTACGCCTGATCTGCGGTCGCCCCAGTATTTGCTTGCCACGACGGAGCCACGCCTGTACCGTTTGATGTCAGCAAGTACCCGCTTGTACCCGGGTTGTTGCTTGAGACTGTCGTAGCTTCTGCGGGCTGGGTGACAAACACATCCTTTGTCCCGGCGCTGAAAACCACCAATGATCCGCCGTTGCTTGAAGCCAGCACCGTGTCTCTGGACAGCGTTGTGCCTGACGACGTGTATGTGCCAATCCCGACTTCCCATTCCGACCCGCTTTGTCCAGCGATGGTGTAGTAGGTGGTATTGGCGTTGCCAATGGCTGAGAAGGATTGATACCCAGTCGATGCTCCGAGCAGAGTCACTGTTCCCGTACCCGTCGTTGTGGTCGTCTCTTTAACTCGGTCTGCAAGTACAAAAGCCATGTGCGTCCTTAATCCGTCTCAACCAAAGTCCAGTCAGGGGTTTCTGAGTTGTCTACCAACGCCCAGTTCGGATTTTCTGAGTTGTCCACCAACGCCCAGTTGGATGTCTCCGCGTTGTTTACCAGTGCCCAGCCAGCAGTTTGAGAATTGTTCACATTTTGCCAGTTTGCGGTCTGGCTGTCATCTACCAATATCCAGTAAATAGCAACCACAGTACCCACTGAGCCTACGGCCTGTACACCAGTCAATGCAAAAGATTTAGCAACACCAACTGTCCCTACATCACCAACAGCTTGAACACCTGTTAAAGCCGCTTCTTTTCCGGGGACTACCGTACCCACTGCCCCAGAAGCAACCACGCCCGTTAGGGCAATAGTGATAGACGGCTCTACTGTTCCAACTGAACCAATCGCCTCGTCACCGCTAGTCGCATCAGACTCGTTGTAGATGACCGTACCAACCGCACCAGAAGCCTCAACCCCAGTCAGAGCAATTGTGATACTAGGAACGACCGTGCCTACTGCGCCGTCCGCTTGAACACCTGTTAGCGCAAATATCTTCTCTGGGGTGAGCGTACCTGTAGTACCGTTAGCGTGAACACCCGCTATTAATGGGAAATTGGTTTCGTCTACAGCACCAACGTCTGCGTTAGATAAAACACCTACAAGTTCAACAGAACTAGACTGTACTACCGTGCCAACACTGCCAGTTGCGGATACGCCCGTAATGGCAACAGTGATTTCTACTGTTACAGACCCAGCAGCACCCGTTGCCTCAACCCCTGTAAGAGCAAAAGCCTTAGCAACCTCTACCGTCCCAACCGCACCAGTCGCAACTACGCCCGTCAGGGCAACAACAACTGTGTTTTCCCCTAATGACGCAAACGGGGCTTGTGCATATGCGGAGATACCAAACATGGTCTACGGCTTACGCCGCCTCCGCTTAGGTTGTTGCCAGACGCAGTAACGCGGTTGATGTGGTGTTTGCTGGCATCGTTAAAGTAAACGTGCCCGCAGTAATGGTCTGACTACCAAAGGTATGAACAGAGACCGCTTTATTACTCTGCGAAGAGTTATAAATTAACACCGCGTCAAAGGCTGTGGCTAAAGTCACCGAGGTGTAGACAAGCGAAGCTGAAGGCGTAAAGAACGCCACGCCCGCTGTAGTAGATGCGTTGGTCGCTGTAGGAGGAGTTGCAGCCGTGACCGCTATGCCACCTGCGGTGTACCCAGCACCAGAGACTTCTCCAGTTGCCGAATATGCCGTAGTAGATGCGTTGTAAGTAGCAGATGCCAAATACAAAGCCGCTTTAAAGGAGTCGGTTGCGCTCGTTCCACGGGTTGGTGCAGTACCAAAATTATGAGTCGCAGTCATTAACTCGCCCATGAACGAGGTTGTCATTGATTGGGTATTAGCCATGATATTTCCTTAAAATGAAGCTGTTTCGCCACCAGCAAAACTGGGCATTTTTTTCAGGGTGACATGGGCAGAACGGTGAACAAGCTCACCCTCTAACCAGTACTCAACCCATGTCGTGAACTCATTGTCATTATCCACTGTACCCTCTCGCTTTTCAAGCAGAGAATCGTCCATATCGCCTTTGGTTGTGGTTACAAGCATGTTGGTCCTTATGAGATTCGTACGATTGCGCTGGAAGCGTCGGCGGCGGGGAAGGTGATTAAAAACGTAGTGTTGGCTGTAGTCTTATCCGCACCAAAATCCAGTACCGCCACAGATTTGTTACCCTGCGTGCTATTGTAAATTAGAGCGCCGCGAGCCGTAATAGTTGAACTTGCCCAAGATGTATTAGAGAAGCTAACGAACGCGGTGGGGATATTTGCGCTATTGTTGCCCGAGGTGGGGCTTGTGGAGATGACCAGCGTGTTGCCGCCCGCTGTGTACCCTGTACCAACCACTTCGTTGGTTGCGGTATATACAGTTGTAGCGGGGCCAATATCTGACGCTGCCGTGTACAAGGCAATCTTAAAAGTGTTAGGCGTTGTTGGGCCAAAGTTGTGAACCGCCTGGAGCAGCTCAACTTTAAAGCTTGTGGTTGCTGTTTGAGCAATAGCCATATCAAGTCACCGCCTGTCGATACTGACCAGAACGATAAGCATCCTGACGTTCCATACCATCACCCAGACGTTTAGCCAATGCAAGCGCTTCTTGGTATTTGCCGTTGTACAAGGCAGTCATGTCGGCCTCACCCTTCATGAACGTGTTCGCTTCTACCAGAGAGCCGTACAGCAGCACAGAGTCAAAGTTGTCGCCTAGCCATGTTGTACTTGCCGTAACAATTGACTCAGGATAGTAGTAATAGTGCAATTCCACGTAGTACGCAGCATCCGGCGTTGGGCCAAGGATAAGTGATAGCTCGTTTGTAATTGCTGAACTAACAATTGTTGGGCCGAACAGAGCGTAGTATTTTGGCTCACCCGTGTCATTTGGAGTTGGGTACGCTTGACGGATAAAGTTTGCGTCTTTGTTGAGCAAATACTCAAACGTGCCGGTGTCTAAATTTGCGCCAGTAACGCCTGTCACCAAGGCCAACGAGTACACAGCCAAGAAGTCTGTCGGCAAGGATATGTACTTGTTGTTTGCCGTTATCACCGAGAACTGATTCTTGCGAATCGACGGAAACTGCACCGAGTTATAGATGCGCTGCTCTGCCTGTTCAACAAACACTGGAATGTTGCTAACAAAGTCAGTATCAAAGTTCTGCGTGTAATCGCAGATTGCATCTGTCAACTCGGTGTAGTTCATGTCTGTATCAGGCCATTGGGCCCCTGGCCATAGTACCTTTGGTCGCCGCTCCGTTACCACGGGTAACGATACCAGTTGTTTTAGCTTCTGGTGCTGGCCTGCGGTTAATGCCTGCAACAGACATATTGACTGTAGACGCATCGCTTTGGTCGGGGCGGGAATTAGAAGCAGCTTTAACAGGCTTGCCCGTCATAGTGTGTGGAGTTGCATAAACTGATGCATCACCAACTTCTTTGCCCATTACTTTTTTACTAAACGTAGCCATATTAACCACCTCTTTTCTGATTAGCTACTTTAGCTAAACCACGACCCATAGTCTTCATGTTAGCGTTAGTCTTGCCACCCTTGGCAAACTTTGTTGGTTTCATACCTTGATGCATGCCCTTCTCATGTTTATGTACCATGCCAGACATCATTTTTTTGTCCTGCGCCAAATCTTTCTTGTCCATATTAAGCTCCTAAATTGTCGATATGGTTACTGTACCAACTTCTACGTTTAACGCCAAGTAATTTGGAGTTAAAACCGAATCAAAACTACTTGCTCCACCAACAGGGTTCCACCCCCATTGAATATCTCTACTACCTTGGCCTGGATACCCAAACCCATCCGGCGCAACGCTATTAGTTAATAGAATCTGCAGGCCGTTAGTACCAGACTGTGTATAGCTTACATCAGGACGCGGCTCCCGTACAGCTTGTGGATCATCCACTGGGTACATACCCAACTGTAGCTGAGGCTGATCAGGATCCCAACACTCAGGACACACTTTTATGTTAAATAAGCGCGTCTTAATAATTTCTTTTCTCAGGTCTTTAAGCATGTACCGCTGACCACACCTATCACACTCTGCAATACTATTTTTGCCAGAAGCGTATCTACTTGGCATACATCACCTGTAGAACGACTGTCTTGGGACATAACGGTCAGGAGCCTTTTCGCGGTCTTCCTGTGACGCTAGTGTCCATTGTTCTTCGTAGGCCGCTTTAAGCATCACAATACGCTCCATAGGCACGTCAGGGCGCTTAGAACCAACGTAATAGGCTAGACCAGCCACTACGCATGGAATCAGCCGGAATGGGATATCCTGCACGTTAACGCCGTTACCAGCGTCTTGCATGCGGCGCATGCGCCAGTAGACAAACACGTATTGATCGCCGGGGGCGTTAGGCGTAGGCCACACGTTCACAGACGTAAGGTTATTGACCGTTACGGTAGCGCTAATTGCGTGAGATGCGGCAGTTGTATTAGTGCTGCCATTGTACTGACCACGATAACAATTAAGTAGTTGATTACCGCTGACGTTAGCGTAGTAAATTGTTTCTGAATCAATTGTGATAAATCCTGTTGCGGGTAAACCATTAGTTGTGCTCAGTGTAATAGTTGTATCCGTTGCCGCCACCGTTGCCGCTACTGTTGCAGTAGACAAATAGCTTTGATTTGACTGGCGGTTAGTCCACATCTGAATAGGACGGCCTTGAGCTAGTTTGTTTGGCAGCGTTGACCATGTTGATTCAGAGATGCGGCTGATGTTGATATCAATTTGATTGGGCGTACTAGCCTGTGTACGGATCACTTGATCCAGCAAATCAATCGTGTCACTTGGCAACGCATAGACGCCTTGCCCGGTATTCATCACGAATTGGCCTTGCTCAATAGTCCATAGATTGATGCCACGGTTAGCCCATTCAATCGTCAACATGTTGAAGGACCGGCGTGCGGTACGAAACTCATAACCAGTACGAACCTCAATACCCGCCCGCTCATACGCTTCCTCAACGATATCGTTGAAGTCTAGGTTAAATGCGGAGGTTCCTGAGGTGGAGGCCATTATCTAAATCCTGCTGTTTTCTTTGCAATCGTTTTAGGTTGCTTTACGAATTGTTGTCCGGCTTTTTTGCCAGCACGTTTTGCACGCGTTGTCGCAGCGTACTCAGCAGAGCTAAGACTTTTGATCGCAGCGCTTGGAAGGTATCTTTCACCAGTGTCAGAAGATTTTTTACCACTTTTGGTTCTCCATTTTTGGTCGCCCCAATCCTTCAATGATTTTTGAGGCGCTTTCAATCTCGGTAACCCCCACCAGCCGCCTTGTACTTCTTGGCAACTAGCTGAGCTTTACGTGCTGACCACTGACCTGCGCCAGTACCTTGCGTTGCTGCGGACTTTACTTGAGACACAATCCTCTTACGAAGACTAGGCTTTGTGTAATTGCCAGCAGCATTGACTTTACCACCCTCTTTATACTGGGTAAAATCAGTGTCATCCCGACGAGCTTTCTTCTTCCCACCGGGCATCTTAGATGCGCTTATGTCGCCCATACCACGGGATGCCATCATGATTTAATCCTTAGCAAATAGTGCCGCGAGTTTTACCCCGCTGGGCAATACCATCAGCACGAGACGAAACTGAACCGCCTTTAGCTAATTTCTTCATAGGAGCTGAACCACCGTCTTTATCCTGTGGAGGCTTACCTTTATCAGCAGTATAAATACCAGCGTCTTGTTTACGCTCATAGTCTGCTAGTTCTTTGGCTGTAGGGCCGCCTTGCTTGCCCCGTCCTGCGCCAGCATTATATTCGGCCATTTAGCACTTACCACCATTTTTCATAGTAATCATCTTGCCTTTAGTTTTACCCTTAGACTCAATACCGCCACCTTTGGCCATGAAAATAGGCACTTTTTTGCCGTCTTTCATTTTCATAGGCATGCCGCCTTTTTTCATGCCCATACCACCCATAGATGTATCAGCCATAGGTGTAGGACGCTTCATGCCGTCTTTAGCCATGCTCATACCTTTTTTCATTGTAGGTTTGCCCATTTTTGACATCATAGTATCGCCTCTTTTAAAAGTTTTGCCTTTATCGGCATCGTTGAACTCTTTACCCACGGACTGTGGGACGCCTGCTTTCTTAGCAAACGATGGGTTGTTAGCCACCGCAGCCATGAAATTGTGTTGTTTTTTACTCACTGATGGCATTATCTGCCTTCTTGCGATTAGTTAAATTACGGACAGTATCTGTCTCCCAAATACGAAGCCCAAGGTAAATGATCGTGAACAAAGAAGCCAAAGGCGGAAGCCACGTAACCATAACGCCAACAGTTGTTAAAACTGCTGCGCCATCTGCAACCGCTTTAGCTGTGTCGTGTTGAGTCATGTTAGCAATTCCAAGCTCTAAGAGCTTTATTGATCCTTGAATCTGGGTCGTTGGCGGTCTTGGCAGAGGTCAGTTTCTTTTTCATCCCGCCCATCCGCGCACAGAACGAGTCTTTGCGAGAGCCGCCTTCTGGCTGGGGACGTTTCAAGTTCATGCCTTGCGCTTTCGCAGAGGCTCGACCTTTGTCGTTCAAGCCGCCCTTCTCGGACTTGCCTTCTTTCCTCTGCCATGCTGGACTCTTAGCCATAATAAATCTGCGCTGAATCAATAGCAGTCATCAGTGCATAAATACCTTGAGTAGCTAACACACCTTCGCCCGGAATAACGGGTGCATTACTAAAAGTATCTGTTGCGTCTATTTCATAAGTCATCAACCAACGCCCGCCACCACTTACATATGCAGCCGCAGTAGAGGTAATGGCTCCGCTATTGATGTCTGTAAGCGTAAATGTGCTTGACGAAGCAACAGTAATAACATAGTTGCCGTCTGTTGCTGACTGACTTGTATTGCTGTCAAAGTGGATGCCAACAACATTGCCTGTAGACAGACCGTGAGCCGTTTTTGTTACCGTTACTGTTGTGCCGGAACGAGCGTATGTAACGCTGGATGTTACCGGAGCAGTGGTGGTGTCAAACAACACTAACGTAGCGTCACTGCCGCTACCAAAAAACGAAACGCCTTTGACGCGATTTCTACCAAGAACAAAAAAACCGCTTTGGTTTAGATGTCCCTGTTTTACGTCTGTTTGCATCATAATCAATCTCCTTTAAAAACGGGGCCGAAGCCCCTTGGGTTGATTAGGAGTCTGCGAACGGTGTAGCAACAGTGCCGGAACCAATAACATTCCCGCTCACCATGTACTTGTTAGCAGCAATTGCCACGATTTGAACCCATGTGCCAGCAACACCGCCGGTAGTTGTACCGTTTAAGTTGATGAAGTCATTGGAAGAACCGTTGGCAGAAAAGCCAACAACTGCGCCAGATGTATCTGAGTCAATAGAGATTACAGCGCCAACATACAAATCACTAGAGCCAGAAGTTGTGCCAATCTTCAACGAACTTGTAGAGATGGTAGTAGGAACCCAGATCGTGTAAACAACGCCTTCGTTGTTCAGTGTATTGGGGTCTTGACCGGGGCCAGATGTAACGGAGTTAGTTGAAACGTTGATTGCAGGCAATGTCAATGTCAGTGCGGCGGCTAAAGAACCACCAACAGAAATAATACGACCGCCGTGGGCTTCTGGGCTCAATGTGGTGCTGGTTGTGATCTCAACAACAGCGGCTGGGCCCTGCTGATAGATGCCGCCCAATGATCGAACTGGGCCTTGAAACGTAGTACGTGCCATGATAATTTCCTTACATACAAGTTAAGTGCATCAGTCTGTATGTCGTCAGCCGGGACTGTCTAATGCACCGGATAAGCCCGGAATGGAGTCAATATACAACAAAAGAAAAGGGGGCGCAAGGCCCCCTTCCAAATATTTCCTAAGAAATATTAAGCGCCTGGTGAGCCAAACATACCCAGAGGGTCTGAGAAGCCGAAAGAATAGCGCTCGCGTGATTTATAACGCACGTTACCGGTATCAAAGTCACCGTCCATGCTGTTAGACAGCGGTGTACGAATGAAATGCTTCATACCGTTAGGTACATCTGTAGTCAAGAACCAAGCATTGGTATCGGTCAAGAAGTGGTTAATGCAATAACCACCGGGGATTGAACCGTTGTTTTTCAATGCATTGATGTCGTTGTCAGCAGTGCTAACGCGGAGTTCAGTCTCAAGCAAGCGAGTTGCCGTGAATTGTAATGCAGATGGAACAACCAATTTGTTAGGCTTAGAAGCAATCAGCAAACCACGCTCATCTGTCCAACCAGCAATCTGAATAACAGCGTTTTCCAACGATGTTTCATTCAAATCAGCAGCGGTAGATGGAGTGTTGCTGTTTACACCACCAGAGATCAAGGGGTGCGCTGTAGAGAACAGAGCAACACCGTCACCACCGGCATAAACGCCAGCTGAGAAGCCGTTGTTTAGAACAGCAGCAGCTTTAACTTGCTTGGTGTAAGCCATAGCACGAGCCAAACCTTTGGTGTAACGAGCAGACAGTGAGTCATACAAGTTATCTTCGATAGCTTCTTCAGTCAAGCTAAAGCCCAAAGCAATGGTTTCGTGGTTGTAACGAGCAGTCCATGCTTCTTGTGCATTGTCATAAGCGATGGCAGAGCCCTCGTTCTTAACAGGTGCAGCAGAGAAACCAGACAGTTTCGTCTCTTCTTCAAATGAACGCTCAGAGGTCTCTGTTTCGTAGATCTCTTTGTGCTCTTCGCCGTAACGTGCATACTCTAAACCGAACAATGCGTTCAAGCCTGGGAGCAGCTCTTTTAATAGTTGTGCGCGTGAAATAGCCATGATTTACGCTCCTTATATGCCAGTGGCGTTGTTGTACTGGTGCATAGTCGCGTTGATCTTGACGATAAACTCAACAAATGTATCAGAGCCTGTTGCTGTGTCCCGAACCACATCAATGATGCGGATAGGCAGCGTATTGGTAGTCGTTTGAGTGCCTTCATCAATTGCCACTGCTGAATTACCAGTAGTAGTTGAACCAGCGTTTTGAATCAAAGCAATGTTATTACCAATAGCAGAAATGCCCATTCCGGCCACGGTTGTGGTTGCAGAACAAGAAACTACTTGGAACAGCGTATCAGGATCATCCGCAACAACTGCAAAAATCTTTGTGCCAGACTTAATAGACTGACTTGCTGGATAAAATTGCTGTTGTTGAACTTGACCTGTTGAACTGTTAGTAAAACTTACGCCCAAGAACACACCGCAAGGAGTGGCGGTTGTTGTGCCAGCGTCCTTTTCGATAGTTCCATCAGAAATACGTTTTACCAAGTCACCGTAGAAAATGCTGGTGGCGTAACCACTTGCGATTTCCATTTGGCGGGTTGCGCCCGCAAATACCTGTCCACCTATTAGGTTTACAGGCTTTAGACCGTAAGGGGCCGAGACTGTAGGGTATGCCATTTAAGACTCCTAAAAATTAAGTACCTTTACCAAAGCTAGTCGAAGATTTTCGCTCATTAAAGAGTGGCATCCGCGCATCGCTTTGACGCATTAAATTGTTATCTACAGCATCCGCCTGCGCCTGCGTCATATCAGCAAAGTGTTTAGCTCGCTGACCAACAAACTCAGAAGGAGTCTTGCAAAGTAACAATCCGCCAATCTCAACGCTGTTCTTATAACGGCTATTGGGATCAACTAGCAGTTGAAACTTAGGTTGCTCTTCTACACTCACCACCTCCCAACCTTCGCGCAATTTAGCGGAGAGGTTACGAGGATCAGCCTTGTCCAAAGTAGAAACCCGAATCCATCTGTACGCGTAGCCCGGAGTCTTATCTGGCTCCGGTAGAAGTTCCGCCTGCTGCCACTGCTTGGGGCGCTCTTGGGTAGTTCTATTTGTAATCTCGCGTTGTAATCTGCTTTCAGCCATTTAGGCCTCCAATTTCATAAGTTCACGAGCATATTGCTCGTTGGTTAATCCAAATTTCTTCGCCAAGCCCACCTGCGTCTTAGAAAGAACTACTTTTTTAGGAGCAGTACTCCTTTTAGCTGGTGCGACCACCGTGCTTGGTTTTGTACGTTGAGGTTTATCTTCCTCTTCGTTGTAAGTAGTGCCAAATTCTTCTGGGAACCGGCGCTGAACTTCTTTATCTATTGCTGCATAGTACTCATCTGTACCAATGAAGCCTCGACCATATCTAGACTCTAAGTCCTCGTGGACACCTTCAGCATATCTGCGCATAGATCGTTTATTTTGATCAACGAACCATGGGTTTTTTGACACCCATGACGCAACTTTCGGGTCCATTTGAGGGTTTTGAGTCCTCTGTGGTGTGATTTGTACATCATTTTCTTCGTTTTGTACAGTAGGTTTGAAATTTTTTGCTTTATCGAGCTTAAGCTGAGCACGGATCATCTCCTGCTGAGCTTCAAGTAACTTATCGGAATCACCCGAGTCGTAGGCTTCTTTATAGTTACGGCTGGCTTTATCGACTTCCATCTCAGCAGAGTTCTGATATGTAAAAATAAGCTCTTTTTCGCCTGATTCCAGAACGCTTTTAAGTTTACGGTTCTCGTCAAGAATACGTTGGGCAACGGCTAAAGACTCTTGTTGCTCACGTATTGCAGCCTCTTTCTCTCTACGCTCGTCGTGCCAAGCCTTCTTGTACTGCTTAAATTTAAGCTTTACGTTATGAGAGTAGTCTTCAGAGTCATCAGCCTTCTCTAAGTCTTCTTTAATGGCCTCGGGAAGAGGTTCTACAAACCGATCTTCGGGGGGAGTATCGTCTTTTACGTCGATATTAATATCTACGTCATCGCCCTCAACGGAAATATCTAGGGTATCTTCGGGTTTACCCTTATTTTCTTGCTCGTCGGGAAATTTATAGCTATCGCTAAATCTAGGCATGTGCGCTCCTTATTTGCGTTTTATGCCGCGTGGATCGTCAACAATACCTTCTACAGTATCGTCGTTGATGATGCGGAACTCTCTACCGTGGATGACCAATCGTGAGCCAGCGTAGGGCCGGACCAAAATAAAGTCGCCTTGTTTACACCAAGGTCCCGTTGGGAACTTTGTTGTATCTTTGTAACAGTCTGGACCAAGCTCAACAACAAACAAGACCGTTGTGAGGGTCTCTTCGTTGCGCATGGTTTCGTCTGCTTTTATCAAGCCAGCTTCGCTCTCTTCAAACTGCTTCTCCGCTTCTGGGATTGCGCAAAGAATGCGATAGCCTGTTGGCTTTGGTAGTTGTTTTGCTTTCTCTTCCGCTTTTTTGTGCATCAGTGCTGATAAATCAACAACCTTACTCAAGTCCAGCGCAGGTAAATCACTCATCCGAATCCTCCATGTTTTTTGTCAGGTCTGTAATATTTCTGCGAGCTGTGAGTAGACCTGTGATGACCCCACATTTATTGCAGTACTCCTCGTAAGACTTAGCAGATTTGGCTCCTAAGTCTTCCTCAATTTGTTTGATGCTTGCATCAATTTGCTGGATCAAAAGATCCAGCGCTTGTTTAGTTTGGTACATCAGTCACCTTTCTTAGGTTGTTTAGACCTACTCTCTGCCTGCATGCGCGCAACACGCTCTTGGTTAGCCAGCATCATCTGGTGTTTCTGTAAGTCCATACCTGTTGTGAAGCCTGCCTGCTCATGTGCGTGATCACGCTGCTGTTTATCAGCTTGCGCTCTGATTGCAAGCTTGGCTCCTTCAGTCTCCTGCTGTGCGTTGATACGCTCACGCTCGATCTGTAGTTGAGCTTGCTTGAGCATGACGTCGGCCTGATCTTTAGCTGATTTGCGTTGCTGCTCTTGCGCTTTGATCTGGAGTTCTTGCTGTTGCAACTGAATGAGCGGGTCTTGCTGCATCTGCTGGTTCTTCTGTTGCTGGGCTTCTTGTTGATGCTGTTGCACGATTTGCTGCGCTGCTTGCGCGGCCATCTGAGACACCTGAACCTCCATCTCTGGAGACATATCGGCTTCGTCCAAATCTTCGTTGTACGGCGGCAACGTCTGGCCCATCGACTGCTCGATCTGTTTACGCATCTCCATGCCCAAGTGCTCAGCAACGTGTGCTGATAGCGCCGCCGAAATAGACTGCGCCATTTGCGGGCTTTGAGCTAACAACTTCTGTATATGCGGATCTTGCGCCGCTGCCATATGGACAGTAATGTGCGCGTTATGGTCCTGATAGATGAACGCTTTAACAGGCTTGTTATTGAGCAAGTTCTGGTTCTCTGTAACAGGGTCACGCGGCTTCATGTCGTCATGAATTGGCACAAGTTTCTGGTAATTCTTGATGCCAAGCACATCTAACATCTGACGATGCAAAAGTGGCAAGTCATACAGCTGCGGCGCAGTCTGAGCCAACTGGAGAGCCGCCTGATACTGAACAACTTTCTGAGCCATCGTCGCAGCGTTGGGATCACTCACTGGGATGATGTCTACCATGTCGTAGTCAGACTGCTTTGCACGACGTCCACCTTCTTCTGGCTCGTAGCTGTACGTTGGTGGTGTGTAGTCACGGATGATTATTTTTAAGAGCTTAAACTCTTGCTTCATCGAGTAGTGGATGCGTGACTGAACAGCCGACATTGTCTTGAGTTGACGCTCAAGAATAGCCAGTGTAGTGCCCACAGGTGCTTGAGCACTCATGTCCGATGTCTGCAGCTCAACAGCGCCAGCAAACTTGCGACCCTCATCAATGATCTGATTGAGCAACGCCGCTAAGACTTGTGATGGCTCCTTGTATGGCAAGGGCATGATGTTGTCACGCATCGTGCCGCTAGGAACGTCTACATCACGGAACTCGCCCGGGGAGATTGGGGTATCGTCGCCTTTGGTACGTAGTCCTCGAGTCTTAAATCCACCGGGTAGATTAGATAGAGTTCCAGCGTCCACCAACTGACGAAGAATAGAAGTACCAGATTTAGCAAAAGAACCAATAAGATGGACAAGGCCAAAATTATAAAAACCAAACCCGGGAATGTAACCGTAGTGGACGAAGTGCGTGCGCTTTTGGCAAAGTTCATCGTCTGGTTCCCAGTTGCGGCGGATCGCAAGGATGTTCGTTGTACCCTTCTCAATCGTGACGATGTATGGGAGCGCAATCCCCGTCTCTTTGCCTGTATCTTCGTCTTTATGCTCATAGCCTTCAAGGTCTAAGTTGACCTGCATCTCCAAGAGTTTAAATCGATCATCTTGCGTTGCACGAAAGCCCATCTTCTCTGCAATACGCTTTTCAACTTCGTCCATTGTCTGGGTAGGCTCACCCAAATCAATATCACGGTAGAAACCCTCATGCTGTAGTCGCTTAAGATCGTTCTTGTTCTTACGCATGACGTGCGTGATACGTTCTGCATCAGCAAGACTTGAAGCACCGTAAGGCACGACCACATCTTCCGCTGGCGCATACATAGATACTTGACGACCAAGTGATGGATCGTAGTACACCTTCTTGAACGCGTTACCAGCAAGGCCCAAGCCCCAGAGCATGCGCTCGTGCTCAGGACGGTACTCTTTCATCACGTCAGTAAGCTGATAGTTCATGTCTTCTTGAACTCGCTCCGCTGCGTCTTTTTTATCTGGAGTTTCTTTGCCGATGATCTTAGTCTTGACAGGACCAGACGCAGGGAATGTCTCCATCATCGTTTCAGCTTGAAACTTCACAACTGCTTCAGTCAGCAGTGGGTGGTACACGCCGCAAGCACCGGGCCAAGGCTCTGATCTTTCTTCAATCTTCAAACCTAATAGTTCTAGGCCATCAACGTAAGTCTGCACCCAATCTTTACGGGCAGATACATCAGACTCATAATCGCCAATCAACTCGCTAGCAAGTGCGGCAAGAACATCATCAGGGATCTCTTCAGCTAAGTTTTTACTAAACTCATCATCGCCCTCTTCTGGCTCAATCTCAATCTCTATATCCCCTGTCTTGATACGTACTGACTCAGGGTCTTCAATCTCAATCTCAATTGGTTCTTCTGCCGCCCCCAACTGATCAAGTCCTTGAGGAGCCTCATACAAAGCCTTATCCATATTTGTCGCCATGATCTATCCTTAGTAGTACGCAGCCTTCTTGCGATACTGTTTTAAAAAATTATCTTCCGGCTCGTCCGTCGGAAGCCGTAAAAACCCACCCTGCCGGAATCTTAACAGCGCAAGCGTTGTAGAGTCTACCAAGTCATCGTTTGTGCCAGCAGGGAAGTCGTTGCACTCTTCTATTACTTCTTTAGCCCACCGGTGGTCTGGTGCAAACACAATGCCAGACGCAAATAAATCAGACACCGCGTTTACACGCGCTATTTTGTCCTGTCCTTTGCCCGGAGTAAACTCCCCTACGGGCACGCCCATGCGCCTAAACTCTTGATACAGCGCCGATCCGTTAGATTTCTTCTCCACCATGAACGCATCAGGCTGCCACTCCTTGTACTCCTCAAGTACCAGCTTCTTAAGCTCCGGGTACTCCATCCTTTTCTTGATTGCATTAAGCAAGATGATGGCGAAATTCTGTGTTTCCTCGTTATAAAACACACCCCATGTCGTCAACGCGTTGTAATCAGCCCTATTGTTAGCTTCTTGTGCAGCATCAAGAGACATAATGATAAATTCGCACTCGGGAGGGTCATCTTTCTCCCAAATTTTCCACCATTCTCTCTTAATTAGCGCTCCTTCTTCAGAAGTGGGCTGCTGCATGTACTGTGCATTCCAATAACGAACGTCCAAAGCCGCTTTTTTAGATAAAAGCTCTTCAATATCCCAAAATTCTGGCCAAAGCGCCTGTCCGTCGTCTTTAATTGCAGGAAATTCAATCACTTCCCACGGATCTACGTCTTCATTTCGTTCAGTTTGCTGAACAATCATGCCCGTCAGGTCCAATTTGGACCAACGAGTCATCACAATGATAATAGCGCCTCCCGGCATAAGACGCTGCAAAGGGCCAGACTGGAACCATTCCCAAGCAGGTAAGAAAACATCTGCCCTACCTGTTTTAGCTTCTTGTTCTGAGTGGGGATCATCAATAATGAACAGGTCAGCACCACGACCAGCAAGAGCGCCCCCGACACCAATAGCAAAATACTCACCATTAAAGTTTGTACCCCAGCGAGAAGCGGATTTTGAATCACTCTGTAGTTCAACTTGAGGAAATATTCCCTTATAAGCTTCTGATCCAACGAGGTTACGCACACGACGGCCAAAGTTAACAGCCAGATCCGCCGTGTGAGAGCCCATGATAATTTTCTTATGCGGATACTTACCCAAGAACCACGCTGGTGCAAGATAGGATATGAGCTCAGACTTACCGTGTCGTGGAGCAATGTTAACAATGACGCGTTTTTTCTTACCAGCAGCAATATCTTCAAAGATTTGAATAAGTTTAAGGTGGTGGGGTCCCACTTTATATCCGGGATAGACGTGTTGAATGAAGTCAAGAAAGCTCTCCTTACCCATATCCTGGGTCATGTTAGCGTCGTACTTCTTTAGCAGCTCAAGCGTGCGTCTTTTCTGCTTGTCAGGCATAGCTGGCAAGGCTTGTCGCAACTTAAAAATTGCTTCAGGCGTCAGTTTTTGCATCGTTCTTTATTACTTCACGTGCTTCTACGTCAATAACCTTACTCTCTAAACTTTGTAAGGTTTCTAAAAGTTCTTTTTCGACCTCTTCGGCAGTCATAATTTTGTGTGTAATTTCAGAGCGTTTCTTAAACGCGTCTACGCCATCTACTTCACCTAAACTTCTTATTGCAATAAGTCGCGCTTTAGTGTCTTTTGCATGTTCAATCTCAAATACAAGCTTATTAACTACATATAGTTTTAAGTCAGACAACTCATCTACGATAGATACGTTCATCTGAGCAACTAATCCTGCAAGAAAAGCTAATGTTTCGTTGGGGTATTTGGCAAACTCGGGTCTGTGCTTAGGATCAGACGCCATCTTACGCGCTAGTTCTGTAGCTTGATTAGCGTTTTCTTTGGTTGGGGATAGTTCTTGGCCAGTCAAGTCTGACATTAACTTGATGACATTGGCTCGCATCTGCAGTTCTTCAGCAGGCGACAGCTCCGGGAACGCCTCTTTAGCGTTCTGTGGCAGAGGAATGTTCTCCTCGATATTTGGTACTATTTCATCCATGTCAGCGAAGGCTCCTTCGGCAGTTGTTCTAAATGTAACAGAAAAATATATCTTTGTGCAAGGGGAGGTTAGGAATCCTACCCGGGGGGTGTTTTATAACGAAGAAACTAACAACTTTGCCATCATATTGCTCAATGCCATCAAGAAAAGGATGGAGTATCCAGAGCTTAAGAAGCTGGTGCTTGAGGAGTACAGAGAATGGCAGCCAGATGCGTTCATGGTAGAGAAGAAATCCAACGGATCGGCTCTGTATCAGGAGTTTAGGCGCATGGGCGTGCCTGTAGGGGAGTTTACTCCGGGCAAAGGACAAGACAAAATAGCGCGGGTGAACGCAGTGTCTGACTTATTTGCGTCCGGCATCGTGTATGCACCAGACCACAGGTGGGCTAAGGAAGTAATAGAAGAGTGCAACGACTTTCCAGCTGGCACTAACGACGACTTGGTGGACTCGACAACGCTTGCGCTGTTAAGATTCCGTCAGGGTGGGTTTTTACGACTTCCGACAGACGAGCCGGAAGATAATTTTTTAAAACAGTATCGCAAAAAAGCTGCGTATTACTAAGGATACATCATGGCGACAAATATGGACAAAGCTCTGTACGAGGCTCCTCAAGGACTTGATCAGTTGGGGGAAGCAGAAGAGCCAATTGAGATTGAGATTGAAGACCCTGAGGCAGTGCGCATTAAAGCAGGGGACGTAGAGATCGAGATTGAGCCAGAAGAGGACGATGACGAGTTTAGTAAGAACTTAGCCGAAGACATCCCTGATGACATCCTTGCATCACTTGCCAGCGAGTTGATCGGCGACTTTGAGGCGGATGTGTCTGCCCGCAAAGATTGGGTACAAACTTACGTTGACGGTCTTGAGTTATTAGGCTTGAAGATTGAAGAACGTACAGAGCCATGGCAAGGTGCTTGCGGTGTGTATCACCCACTCTTGACTGAAGCGGTTGTGAAGTTCCAAGCTGAGACGATGATGGAGACATTTCCTGCGATGGGGCCTGTCAAGACAAAGATCATCGGCAAAGAAACCCCTGAGAAGAAAGACGCGGCGGAGCGAGTTCAAGAAGACATGAACTATCAGCTTACTGACGTGATGAAAGAGTACAGACCCGAGCATGAGCGCATGCTCTGGGGCTTGGGCCTTGCTGGTAACGCGTTCAAGAAAGTTTA